ATCATAATACAATCCCACCTTTCAGGTTGAGTATATCACATTTACGAAAGACTGGCAAGAAGCCATAGGACAATCCCGGCGGGCGCAAGAGAGGAGGGCAGGACATGACGAACATAGAACAGCTGCCTCGGCTGCTGACGGTGCCGGAGGTGGCGGAGCTGCTGGGCGTCAACCAGGGGAAGGTACACGAGCTGCGGAAAAGCGGTCTGCTGCCCTTCCTGAAGCTGGGTGCTTACAAGTGCCGCCCGGAGGCGCTGGAGGAATTTCTGGCGAAATGGGAGGGCTGGGACATTTCAAACCCCTACCAACCGTGCGAAATGAACCCGGCGGAGGCCGGGGGCAAATAATCAACAACAGGAGGAAAACGACATGAAACATGAGACTTTGACCATTTGGAGCGCGGAGGACTTCACCCGCCCGGAGAAGCTGGCGGCGCTGCGCGTGGGTGACGAGGTCGCCTTCCAACTCAAGAACGGCAAAGATGCCGCCTTTGTGGTGGCGGACATCGCCGACGGCGTCCTTACCGGCTGCCTTTTTAAGGGCGTGCGGGACATGGCCATGTACGACGGCCGCCGCTGGTGGAACACGGACTATGTGAACTACCCGGAGAGCGATGCCAGAGAACGCCTCAACGAGGAGTTCCTGCCCCTGCTGCCGGACGAGCTGGCGGCACTGCTGCTTGCGCGCACTATCGTACAGACGGTGGACGGCGAGGTGTACACCTGCACGGACAAGCTGTGGCCCCTGTCCGCGGTGGAGGTGTTCGGCAAGGACGCGCTGGACTGGATGCAGCGGGACGATACGCCGGACAAGCCCCTGCCGTTCTTTGCCGAGGACCAGGCACGCCGGAAGACGTACCTGTGGTATGCCTGGCTGCGCTCGCCGTATGCCAGCAGCAGCTACAATTTCTGCAATGTGGGCACGTCGGGCGCCGCGAACAGCGGCATTGCCAGCGATTCGCTTGGCGTCGCCCCCGGCTTTCGCGTCGGCATCAAGGCCAAGACGGCGGAGCCGGCGCAGGACTGATCGAAAAGGCCATCCCCCGGCGCAAGCCGGGGATACGAAAGGAGCAGAGCATGAACAAGAGAAAGAGCCGCGGCGCCAAGTTCGCTGAAGGGGAGCAGGCGGTGTGCCTCACCCCGGCGGCTGCGGAGAGAAACGGCGGGCACCCGCCCGTAGGCACGGTGCTCCGGGCCACGAAGCGGAACGGCGCGTGGGCCTACCAGGTGCAGGTACGGGACACGGACCGCATCGAGACCTGGTCGGAGGACACGATGGGGAGGCTGACGGTATGAGCGCCTTCGGATGGATATGCGCCTATATCGGCGCGGCGTGGCTGGCCGGAACGGTGCTGAAATGCGTGGAGGCGCTGGGCCGGTGACAGAGACACGGATGGAACGGAACCGGCGGGCGCGGGCCTACAGCCACGCCTGCCGCATCCGGCGGCTGCGGAACGCCCTGTGGGCGGTGGCCGCCGTGCTGACGGTGCTGCTGGCGGTGGAGCTGATCTGGCTGCTAAGCAGCAGACCGGCGCCGGAGGGCACCGCGCAGGAGCCGCGGGAGATGGCGGTCCTGCTGGAGCCGGAGATCACGGAAAGCACCGGCGTGTTCACGGTGACGGGCTACTGCGCCTGCTGCACGCCGTACAGCCACCTCAACCGCTGCGGCGACCTTGTGCTGACCGCCAGCGGAGAGTGGGTACACCCCGGCGAGGCGGTGGCGGTGGATCCGGACATCATTCCGCTGGGCAGCGCCGTGACCATAGGCGAAAAGACCTACAGGGCGCTGGATACCGGTGTGTACGGCTATGTGGTGGACATCCTCATGTCACATGAGGATGCCGCCGCTGCCGGCGCCAGAAGGGAGCTGGTGACATGGAAAACCGACCTAAGACAGGGAGAAACGCCGAGCTGAAGCCCTGTCTGAACTGCGCCGAGCGATACATCGGCTGCCACGGCCGGAACGAGGACGGGAGCTACCGCTGCGGGAAGTACGCCGAGGTGGAGGCCGCCAGGGCCGAGGAACGGGTAAAACTGGCCGCCTACCGGCGGGAGAAGGAGATAGACCGCTACCAGCGGCACAAGATCAACGAGTACAGCGCAAAGGCCGAAAAGGCCCGGCTGTGCGGAAGGGGACGGTGAGCATGGCCGAGGGAAAGAGCAAGAAAGACGATTTTCTGTGGTGGGTACAGTGCGAGGGCCACTACGACGTGCCGGTGATCGCCCCCAACTGGGAGCTGGCCACGGTGGAGGCGGCGCACCTGTGGGGCGTGCCGTGGGCCAAGGTGGCCGCCCGGTGCGAGCTGCGGGAGAAGCTGCCGGTGGTGCGGAACGTGTGCCAGCGGTGCGGCAAGATCTTCCATGGCTCCGGCCCGCTGTGCGATGACTGCATCAGCATCATCCGCATAGAGGAGCAGCGGAAGGCAGCCGCCAAAAAGGACTACTTCCGGCGGCTGTATGCCGGGCGCTGAGAGCCGGACAAGAGACAAACAGACAAACAGGAGGAACTGTGCGATGAACGAGTATTTGGACAAGGCGCTGGAGAAGCTGCGCGGCGCCAAGGTGCCGACGGGCCAGCGAGAGGCCGTCGTGTTCAAGCCGGTGGTGGCGGCGCTGGAGGACTTCTGCCGGCAGGACGCGGAGTTCGCCCAGGCAGTGGTACAGGGCGGCAGCGTGGAGGATTGCGTCAAGACCGTGCTGAAGGGCGTGGGCGGCAGCCTGAGCGACCTTGAGGCCTACAAGCGGGCGGCGGCGTTCTTCTTCCCCGGCTGCGTGGTGACCATGAAGCTGTCCATTGCCATGTGCGAGCACGACGTAGTCCCGGCGGCACCCCAGGAGCGCAAGGCCGTGGTGCTGGATCTGGCGGACTTCTGGTGAGCGCCATGATGGACGAAAAGGAGAGGGCCTCCGCGCTGGAGCGACTGGCCCCGAAGCCCACAGCGAAGGAGATGGAGGAGGTCAACGGACTGTTCCGGCACTTCCTGTTCAAGCGCTGCGGCAAGGGCGAGATATGGACTACCTGCTGCCGGCGGCATACCTTCATCAAGCCGGACACGGACAACGCCGATGAGCTGAGAGCGCTGCACGCGCCCCACACGCCGGAGCCCAGGAACGGCTGGGACAACTCGCCCACGGTGAAAAGGCGCTGCAGGTGCCCATACTGCGGCGCGGAGGTAACCGTGAAGGAACTGCGGTACTCCGGCGGGCGGGCCAACCTGTGGAGCTTCCGGCGGGCGGTCATCCTGCGGCAGTGGCGGGGCGCCCTGTGGGCCACGGCGTGGGACTGCGACAAGAACTACAGCCGCGTCGGTATGAACGGTGAGCCGGTACTGACTGAGCTTCCGGAGATGAAACTGCTGGGTGTGTACCGCTTCGCGCCGGGCGTGGCGGAGCAGGCCACGCGGCCGTGGTGGTGCAGCGGCGGCACACTCATGAGCTACCACCGCCAGACTACGCCCGGCAAGAGCAACGGGCGCAAGGGCGGGCTGTGGAAAGTACATTCGCCCTACACCTACTGCGCCGAACTGGGCAGCAGCTATGACGTGATCGGGCTGCTGGAGGCGGACAAGGGCTTTATGCGCTGGTGCGGCCTTAGAAAGATACATCTCCCCTCGGACGATTTCATTGAGCTGCTGACGGCGTGCTGCTTTTACCCCCGCCAGATCGAAATGCTGGTGAAGCTGGGGCTGGAGGACGCGGTGAAGGACCTTGTGGGGCGCGGCGTGCGGAACGCCGACATCATCAAATGGGACGCGGACAAGCCCAGGGACTTTATGAAATGCACGCCGAAGGAGGCAATGGCCGCGTGTTCCGTGGGAGAGCCGCTGCGGACGCTGCGGCTGTATATCCGACACAGGGACACGCCGCTGAAAATGACCATAGAAACCGCGGCGTGGCTCGCTGAGGCGACCATCGGCCGCGGCGAGGAGAACTACGCCGTGCGCCTGCTGAAGCGGCTGGACATCACGGCGGAGAAGCTGACGGCCTATCTGGAAAAGAACCGGGTAGCGCTGCAGGAAGGCGGCAGGCCCGGCTCCGGCACCCGGAGAGGGGTGCTGCAGCTATACAAGGACTATCTGGACGCGGCGGAGCACTGCGGGATGGACATGGAAAATCCCCTGATGCTCATGCCGCGGGACCTTGTGGAAAAGCATGACCGGGTGACGGCGGCGTGGAGCGCCATACAGCGCCAGTACCGGAAGGCGGAGGACACAGCGGCACAGAAAGCCGCCGAGGAGGCCTACAGGAAGCGGCTGCGCGCCCTGTCTGAAAAGTATCTATTCTGGACGGATGACTTCCTTATCCGCGCACCGGTCAACGCCGATGAGATCGTGGACGAGGGCAAGGCGCTGAAGCACTGCGTAGGCGGTTACACTGCCCGGCACATGACGGGGGCGACAACCATCCTGTTCCTGCGCCGGCGTGACAGGCCCCACACGCCGCTGGCGACCATCGAAATGAAAGGCAACACAGTCGTGCAGGTACACGGCTACCGGAACGAGCTGGAGGGCTGCGCCGACAACCCGAACCGGGAGAGCGCCAGAAAGCTGTACGCCGGGGTGCTGGATCCGTGGCTGAAATGGCTGAAGGCCGGAAGCAAACGAGATGAGGACGGCAGGCCGAAGCTGCCGAAAAAGAGAGCGAGGAGGAACGCGGCATGAGTATGTATGACATGGTAGACACCACGCCGGAGGGGTATTCTGAGGGCGAGGAACTGAGCAGGATGTTCAGCGAGGATGATATGAGCGAGGCCTTTGATGAGCGCGACATCGACGTCATCACGGAGGAGATCAACTTCTACAAGCAGCAGGCCGGCATGGCCATTCTGGAGATCGGCAAGCGGCTGGTGGAGGCCAAGGCGCAGCTCTCCCACGGGGAGTGGCTGCCGTGGCTGGAGAAAAAGGTGGAGTTCTCCGAGCGCAGCGCGCAGCAGTATATCCGGCTGTGGAAAGAGTACGGCAAATCCGCAACCGTTGCGGATTTGGGCGTGCGAAAAGCCTTGGTATTACTGGCTTTGCCGGACACGGAGCGCGACAGCTTCGCCGGCGAAAAGCATGAGGTGAACGGCGAGGAGAAGACCGCGGCGGAGATGACGGTGAAGGAGCTGGAAAAGGCCGTAGCAGAGCGCAACACCGCCCGCCAGGAGGCGGAACAGGCCAAGGCGGACCTGTACGCCGCCCGCGAAGCCGCCAGGGAGGCGCGGGATCATGTGGAAGCCCTGCGGGAAGAGCTGGAGGCACTGAAGAACCGGCCCACGGAGGTGGCCATTGAGCAGAGGGACGCCACAGAGGAGCAGCTGGCCGCTGCCCGGCAGGAGGCCGAGGACGCCGCTGCCCGGCAGGTGGCGGCGCTGGAAAAGGCGCTGGAGAAGGCGCGCGGTGAGGCGGCGGCTGCCGAGGAGAGGAAGGAGGCCGCCGAGTCGGAGCTGCAGGCCGCCGAACGGGAGCGCGACAGCGCGCTGGACGCCGCCAAGGGCTACAAGGCCGAGGCGGAGGCCGCCCACAAGCTGGCCGCGGCGGCCAGCAACGAGGGCATGACCAAGTTCAAGGTGGTGTTCGATCAGACTGTGGAAAACGTGAACACCCTGGCGACGCTGCTGCAGGCACTGCCGGACAGCCAGCAGGAGAAGCTGCGGCGGGCGCTGCTGGCGCTGGCCGACCAGGTGCGGAAGGTAGGCGCGTGACATGGCGGAACACTGCGGAAGCTGCGTGTGGCGCTCCGGCCGGGCCGGATACAAATGCGACTACGCCGGCAAGACGGACCACACACGAAAGGCGGAGTCCCCGGACGGGTGTACCTACTACCTGCGGGGCGACATCGTAACGGACGACCGGACAGCCCAGCGGCTGTATCGCAAGGTCATGGCAAAGAGAAAAGCGGCGGGGCTGGCGTGAGCCACCCCGCACCGCCCTCTTTTGAAAGCGGCTGCCCGATGAACGGGCGGCGGCTTTGAGGAGAGGAGGCGAGGGTGTGAACCTGCGGAACCCGAAGGAATACTGCGAAAACCTGCTGTGGATACGCACGAAAAAGCAGACGATGGCGCACCTGCGCTTCAACGACGCGCAAGAGAACCTGTACGGCGTCATCCGCCAGCAGGCGGCACAGGGGAAGCCCATCCGACTGATCGTCCTCAAGGGGCGGCAGGAGGGTATCTCCACAGTGACAGAGGGGCTAATGTTCCAGGACACGGTGACGCGCCCCAACGTAAAGACGCTGATCGTGGCCCACGAGAACACGGCCACGGCCAACCTGTTCAAGATGAACAAGCTGTTCTACGACAGCCTTCCGCCCGGCGCGCAGCCTATGCGGAAGAACTCCAACGCCAAGGAGCTGGTGTTCGAGAACCCCACCAAGGACGAGAAGGAGAAGCGCCGCCGGCCGGGCCTGCGGAGCTCTATCCGCTGCCAGACGGCGGGCAAGGGCGGCGTGGGCCGAAGCGACACGCTGACCAATGTACATATCTCCGAATACGCCTTCTGGCCCAAAAACAAGGACGAGCTGCTGCTGGGCATCATGCAGGCGGTGCCGGATGAGCCGGACACGATGGTGGTCATCGAGTCCACCGCCAACGGCTACGACCATTTCAAAACCCTGTGGGACGACGCGGTGGCGGGCGCCAACGCATGGACGCCGGTATTTCTGCCGTGGTATCTGGAGCCGGGGTACCGGAAAAGCGTGCCGGCGGGCACCGTGTGGAGCGACGAGGAGGAGAAGCTGCGGCAGGACTTCGGGCTGGACGATGAGCAGCTTATGTGGCGGCGCTGGTGCATCAAGGCCAACTGCGGCAACGACGCGGCCATGTTCCGGCAGGAGTATCCCAACACGCCGGACGAGGCGTTTCTGCTCAGCGGCGAGGGCTACTTCGACAACGCGGCATTGGGCCGGCAGCGGATGCACGCACCGGCGCCCGACTCCGTGGGCTGGTTCGTATTCGACGAGCCGGCGGAGCCAGGGGCAGCGCCCCGGAACTGGCGGTACGAGCCCGGGGAGACCGGGGCGGTGCGTATCTGGCAGACGCCGGAGAAGGGCGCGCCCTATGTGCTGGGCGGCGACACAGCCGGAGAGGGCAGCGACCGTTTCACGGCCTTCGTGTTGGACAACCGCACCGGGGCGCAGGTAGCGGAGCTGCAGATGCCGCTGTCCGAGATACAGTATGCCCGGCAGATCTACTGCCTGGGCCGGTACTACAACGACGCGCTGGCGGCGGTGGAGGTCAACTTCTCCACCTACCCGGAGAACAAGCTGGAGGAATGGCACTACCCGAAGCTCTACCAGCGGGAGCGCTTCGACACCTTTAAGAATGTGATGGTCAAGTCCCAAGGCTGGGTGACCTCCCCTAAGACGCGGCCTCAGATGCTGGCCACGCTGCACACGGTGATGGACGAGGAGCCGGGACTGGTGGTGTCGGCGTGGACACTGGGGGAGATGATCACCTTTGTGTACGACGAGAACCGCAAGCCGCAGGCGGCGGCGGGAGAACACGACGACCTGGTGATGGCGGCGGCCATCGCCCACACGGCCCGCACCCAGCAGCGGTACACCTCAGAGGCCGGCGGCGCGGACCGGCGGCACTGGACAAAGGATATGTGGGAGGACTGGCGCCGGGCGGATCCGGCGGCGCGGAAACAGTTGGAAGCGGAGTGGAAACGCTCCGAAAAATAAAAACAGGAGGAATGTGCGACATGGATTTTTTCAGTATCGTATGCGGCGCGGCGTCGCTGCTGTGGCTGGCGGCCGGTGCGCTGGCGGTGGAGGACCGCTGGCGGCAGCGGCGTCTGACCCAAAAGAGCGAGGAGGCGCTGGACAAGCTGCTGGAGGAGGTGTTCTGCGATGAGCAAGACGACTGAGCTGGTGGCAGCGCTGCGGTGCTCGTCTCAGGCGCCTACGTCTTCCCCACCCTGCACGACGTGCGTCTATCGTGTGGTCGAGTCGCTTGACGGAAAGGAATACACGGGCTGCGACCGTGATCGAATGGGGGTGGACGCCGCCGACAAGATCGAGGAGTTGGTAGACCGCTGCGCCCGGTATGCCGAGGAGATCGCGGTGCTGCAGGAAAAGGTGGAGGCTCTGCGAGGATGAGGGAGTGGAGACGATGCAGGATGAGTAAGGCTGTACTTATCAGCATTCGCCCGAAGTGGTGCGAGAAGATTTGCAGAGGCGAAAAGACAGTTGAGGTGCGAAAGAGCCGCCCGAAGATGGAAACACCGTTCAAGTGCTATATCTATGAGACACAGGGCTGGGTGGAGAAGGACAGCATCATGGTATTCAGGCTCGGAGGGCGTGTCATCGGAGAGTTTACCTGTGACCGTATCTACAAACTGGAAACACAGTCGCCCGGAGGGAGCTACTATGTCAAGGGTGAGGGTCAGCCGACAACAAACGATGTGGCGCGGCAGTCGTGCTTGAGTTTGAGAGATATGCACGAATATCTGCAATCGAAAGTCGGCTACGGCTGGCACATCTCCGAACTGAAAATCTGCGATGCGCCGAAGGAGCTGAGCGAGTTCCGGCGGGTATGCCCCAATGACCTTTACTGTGAGAGCTGCGCTATGTACAGGAACAACGGGGGAACCTGTGGAAACGGTGCCTTACTGCTTAAGCGTCCGCCCCAGAGCTGGTGCTATGTGGAGATGATGAGATGAGTGTATGTGCAGGGAAGTGGATGGCGGAGTGCTTGCGCTGCGGGTGTATCCGCATGAAAAAGGAGATGCGGCCACTGTTCACGGCGCGGCGCAGCAGCGCCGCGCACCGGCTCATGGGTTATATGTGCACCGACTGCTGGGTGTGCTTTCTGGACACCAACGAACTGCCGGATCCGTGCTGAAAGAAGGAATGGGACATGACCGATAAGGAATTGATCGCCAGCCTGAAGCGGCTGAAGGTGCAGACCGGTAGCCTCGCCTGCCTGGGCTGCGGGCGGGAGCACAACTGCGGGATCCACGGCTGCGCCATTCTGCGGGAGACTATCGCCTTTGTGGAAAAGAAGCTGGCGGAGGACAAATCCCGCAGCGTGATGGAGTACCGGGATGGGCAATAGGGTGAACCCGCGGCGGGTGCCGCGGACGCAGAAAGACGTGGATGCTGCCTATGACCGGGGCGTCACGGAGGGCCTGCACCGGGGCATTGAGCTGATGCTCTACGTTCTCATCGACAAGCGCAGCGCACCTATGGACGATGTGCAGCAGCTGGCCCAGGAGCTGAACCACGCCGCCGGGTGCGTGGCCGAGGGCTACGTCACCTGGGCGGACATTCGGCAGATGCTGAAGGAATACGAGGTGGAGGTGGTGCTGGAATGAAGGAGTACCGCGAGGAGCTGCACAGGAAGACGGTGTATTGTCCGACGTGCCGGGGCGTGACGCCCCAGGGCTGCCCGCGCTGCGGCGGGGTGGGACTGATGGTAGTGCCGGCCACAAGAGGCGACGTCTTCCGGCGGATGTCGGACCGGGAGCTGGCGGCGCGGCTGTTCGACTTCCGCTTTGACGGCTACGCCAAGGCGCAGGGCGCGGAGACCGTCCTGCCGGACACGATACATAGCATAGAAAACTGGCTGAAGGAGGAGATGGACGAATGAAAAGGAAGTTTATGGCCTGGCTGAGCAGACTGCGGTGGAAGCTGGTACACAGGCTGGGCGGTGAGAGACCGGGCAGCCGGGTACTGGTGGCCCAGCCCAACGGCCCCGGCGTGTCCAAGGTCGAGGTGAACTACAGGTTCATGGTGTACAGAATGGCAGACCTGCTGGATGAACGCCATGCGGGGATCGTGCGGGAGGCGGTGTGGCACCGGCTCGTCCGGGAAATGGACGCGGCGGGGCTGCTGCAGTACGAGCTGTATGGAACAGGCGAAAACACCGTGACGGTCGTATGCAGCCTGCAGGGGCTGTCGGCACTGGCCATGGAAAAGCGCCTCGCGTGTATGCGTACCGGCGCCTCCGACCGCGTTCTGGAGCAGGTCGCGGAGAGATGGAACGGATTGGAAGAAAGGAGGGGGGGGCGGTGAGACACCTGCAGATGTCGGAGAGCGAGATCGTGAGCAGCTACCGCACGGCCCGCGATCCTAAGCGGCAGATCGGCATACTGGCGGAGCTGAACGCGGTGACACCGCGGGAGATCCGGGAGGTGCTGGAGGAAGCCGGGGCACTGATGCTGAAGCCACGGAGCCACGGCGGCGGGCGGCCCCTCAGCTTCGACGCCGCGGCAGCGCGGCAGATGTTTGAGGCAGGCCTCACCGACGAGGAGATGGCCCGGAAGCTGGGCGTGCCGGAGAAGCGCCTCGCCGAATGGCGGCGCCGGCAGGGGCTCATGCGGCCGAAGTACAGCAGGCCCCGCCCGGCGGCGGAGACAGAAAAAACAACGGTTCCGGCGGCTGTGCCGGAGCAGAAGGAGGAAACTATGGCGGTGATGACGAAAAGCGCCTCCGCGCCGGCGGAGAAGGACGACAAGGTGGTGACGGTGGAGACACTGTTCGACCTGCTGCGGGGCGCGGTGGACGCCGGGTATGGCGAGGCTCCTGTGACGGTGGAGCGCTGCCGCTTCACGGAGATGCGCCTGCGTGTGGAGCTGCTGATGACCGGCGGGCTGCGCGTAGGCGGCGAGCCGGTAGCGGTGGAGTTGGAAGGCGTGCCGGAGGCAGCGGCGGGGAAGGAGGACTAAACCATGGCGGATGTGAACGTGGCGCTGCTGGTGAGCCAGACGGTGACCGAGGCCCAGAGCCAGAGCCGGATCAAGATGGGCCGGGACTATGCCAGCTTTTACGAGGCGTGGGCGGTCCTGCGGCAACGGATCGAGGAGACCAAGAGGGACGCCAAGGCGCTGGAGAAGCTGCACAGCGAGCTGTGGGACGCCATCAAGGACGGCAACGAGGACGAGGCTCTCATTGAGATGGGTGCCATCAACGCCAGCGCCGCGGCGCTGTGCGCGGCCTTCGCGGGTATGGCGGCAGAGGCCCAGCGTGCCGTGGAGGAACAGACCTAAACGAGAAAAAGCCCAGCCCCTTTCGGGGCTGGGCGATGGCATCGGCAGACATTGGTATAGCCGCCATGGCGGGCTGAAGGACTGCGCTCATGCGTGGTGTACTGACGTAGGCAGGTCGGGGCGGCGATATGAGTGTCTGACTACCTTTATATAATACGCGCGGGCGCGTATCTGTGGGCTCGTTAAAAGCCTATGTTTGGCGGGAAGGCCGCTTGCAGCGGAGGAACGGCACTGCGTGACGGCTCCTCCGTGGACGGCGGGCAGGCGGCTTTACCGGCGGGCGGAGAAATGAACAGGCGGCTCGTGCGGGCACGGGCACGACCTATGCTATTTTATCGCGGGAGAGGGAGGAGCAAACCATGACGACGGCGAAGGAGGGGATGTACATGATCACCAAGATCACCAGCGGCTCCGTGGTGGAGCGCCGCAAGACCTATGTGGGGCGCAGGCCATCCCGTCGGGGAGCGCGGATCAAGGGTGCCAGCAGCGAGAAGAAGCAGGAGAACAACCGGCAGCAGGCCATCCTCGCCCTGGCGCGGACGCTGAACTGCAACTATGCCAACGGCGACGGGTATCTGACGCTGTCCTTCACCGACGAGGCGCTGACCGCCTGCGGCGGCACGCTGGCAGGGGCCAAGAAGGAGGCGCGGAAGTTCGCGGACCGTGTGGCCTACCGGATGAAGAAGCACGGCAAGGTGCTAAAATGGGTGATCGTGCCCAGTGAGATGGACGGCGAGACCGGGGAAGTGGTGCGCGTCCACGTCCATGTGGTCATCTCCGGCCACGGCCTGCGGCTGGAGGACGGCGTGTTCTGGCTGTACGGCGAGAAGCTGGACGACGTGTGGGGCAACGGCACGGTGGACGTGCAGATCCTGCGGCGGCAGAAGGATTACTACCCGCTGGCCCGGTATCTCATCCTGCAGGCACGGGGCGTGGCGGACGAGAAGAAGTACAGCGTCAGCCGGAACATGGTCAAGCCGAAGGTGGAGCACCTGTACACCTGGTCACCCGCGCCGCTGCGGGTGCCGGCGGGAGCCTCGGCGCTGCCGGGGACGCGGTACGATCCGGAGGCGGGGGTGAACTTCGTGCGGTACATACCCGCCCAGCGGGATCCCGCCCGGAAGGTGGGCGGCAGCAAGGAGATGGCCGTGGCCTGTGCCGGGGATCCTCTGGAAGGAGGTGGCGGGGATGGGCTTTAAGAAGCTGCGGGGTGTGAAGCTGCCGGAGGAGAAGCAGGGCTTCATCCGCTACACCTGCCTGACGCTCTCAGAGCAGCCAAAGTGGATACAGGAGAAGGTCAAGTACACCTGCGACATGGTCGGAGGTGCGTACAGCCATGCTCTTTTTGAGCTGATGACCACCCGGAAAAGCGTGACGGCCATCTCTCTGGACCACGCCATCACGGAGAGCGTACTGTACGACATGAGGAAGGCCTTTTACGAGAGCTGGTAAACGGCTCGTTTTCTGGGATAACTGACACGCTTTAACTGAATGAATTGCCCGGAAGCTGTGATTTTGCACGGCCTCCGGGCTTTTTGCACTTTTTCACATTTCCGTGATAACTGCACGTTGAAGTGTTGCACAATGGATAAAACGGAGAGTATTCACCGGCGGGAAGGAGGCGGGCGCCGTGGCTGAAAAAGGGCAGAGACAACTGAGCGAGAAGCAGCGGCGCTTCGTGCGGGAGTGGCTGGTGGACATGAACGGAACGAGGGCTGCGGTCCGGGCGGGGTACAGTGAAAAGAGCGCGGCCAACACGGCCAGCCGGTTGATGAAGGATTCGGACGTGCAGGCCTACCGAGACGAGCTGCTGAAAACGGAGTTTGAGGCGCTGGGCGTGACACGACACTCGCTGGCGGTGGAGGTCTGGCGCGTGTACGAACGGTGCAGCGCCGCCAAGCCGGTGATGCAGTGGGACAGCGATTTGAAAGCCTATGTGGAAAGCGGCCAATGGCAGTTTGACGCCAAGGGCTGTTTGAAGGCGCTGGGGATGCTGCACGACATGATCGAGCGCATGAACCGGCAGGACGACGAGGACGAGGGCGCGGGCTACGAAACGATGCTGACCGGCGGGGGCCGGGAATTTTGACAGGAGGAAGCCATGAACAGGAAGGACCAAGAAAAGCTGCAGGTGTGGCAGGAGCGTCTGACGCTGGCGGAAACCGCCATCGCCGGGGAGCGCGAGAGGATGCTCCGGCGGGAGCAGCAGTACGAGGGCGGGCACACCATCTACGCCCCGGACGGCACCAAGGCCAGGGAGAGCCTTGCCAGCCATGTGCGGAACGTGAGCTTCGAGATCATCGAAACGCAGGTGGACAGCACCATCCCCTCGCCGAAGGTGACGGCGGTGCGGGAGGAGGACGAGTGGCTGGCGGACGTGATCGAGGCCATGCTGCGGGATGTGATGGACCGGCTGCCCTCGGAGCGCATGAACGACGAGGGCGAGAGACTGAGCCCGGTGCAGGGCGGCTACGGCCTGCTGGTGGACTGGCTGGACAGCGTCAGCGGGAAGGACTGGCTGGGTGACCTGAAGGTGAGCCTTGTCCACCCCTACGGCATCGTGCCGCAGGCCGGCATGACGCAGGTGGCGGACATGGATTTCTTTTTCCTCAAGACGCCGCAGACGAAGCGACAGATCCGAAAGTTCTACGGCGTAGACGTCAACGACGAGAACGAGAGCGATCCGTCCGCCCGGCGGCTTGGCGCGTCGGCGGACACCACGGACCAGCTGGTGACGATGGTGACCGCTTATTACCGCAACGGCAAGGGCGGCATCGGGCGGCTGCGCTGGGTGAATGACGTGGTGCTGGAGGACCTGGAGGACTACCAGCTCCGGCGGGTACACCGCTGCACCGCCTGCGGCGCCGTGGGCGACGGAAAGAAGTGCGCCTACTGCGGCTCCAAGAAGTTCGAGGACGAAGTCATGGAGTACGAGGAGCTGACAGAGGACATCGTGCTGCGGAATGGCGCGGTGATCCCGGCGGTGAGCACCGTGCGGGACGAGATGGGCCAGCCGGTGGCACTGGAGGCGGGCGTGCTGCTGCCGCAGATGCAGCCGGGCGGCGGTCCGGCGGTGGCCATGACGGAGGCGGCCTACCGGCAGGAGCAGACGCGCATCCCCTACTACAAGCCGGACGTGTTCCCGCTGGTCATCCGCAAAAACGTGAGTATGCCGGGGCGGTTCTGGGGCAGCAGCGACCTTGACGCCATCTTTGACCAGCAGAACAGCCTCAACAAGCTCTGCACGAAGCTTAACACAAAAGTGCTGTCCGGCGGCAGCTTCACCACCGTGCCGCCCGGCGCGCAGTTCATCACCGACAAAGACGGCGTGCGGGTAGAGCTGCAGAACCCGGCGCAGCTGGAGATGATCAAGACCTTTAACACGCAGGTGGACATCAACACGGACCTGGCCATGATGGCGCAGATCTACGAGCAGGCACGGCAGACCATCGGCATCACGGACAGTATGCAGGGGCGGAAGGATCCCACGGCCACCAGCGCCGTGGCCAAGGAGTTCAGCGCCCAGCAGGCGGCGGGCCGCCTGGAGAGCAAGCGGGTGATGAAGCGGGCCATGTACCAGGACCTGTTCGAGGCCATCTTCAAGTGGATGCTGGCCTACTGCGATGAGCCGCGCACCATCCGGCGGACGGACGAACACGGCGACGTAGAGTATGTGACCTTCGACCGCCACGACTTCCTGTACCAGGACGAGGCGGGGGAGTGGCAGTACAACACGGATTTTTTGTTCTCCTGCGACAGCTCGGCACCGCTGGCCTCGGACCGGCAGGCGCTTTGGAAGGAGACGAGGATGAACTTCCAGGAGGGCGCCATGGGCAGCCCCACGGAGATCACGACGCTGCTGCGGTTCTGGGAACAGATGGAGAAGCTGCACTACCCCATGGCCGGGGATATGGTCAAGAGCCTGCGGGATCAGATGGAGAACCAGCATGTACAGCAGATGCAGCCCAAAGCGGCGGGCGGCTCCGGCGGGACGGAGCCTACGGTGGAGGAGCTGCTGACGATGGCGGCACAGCAGGGAGGGGGCGAGATGGCATGAAGTGCCCGGAATGCGGACTGGAGATGATGATCTACAGCGCCACGGTGAACGCGGACGGCGGCAGCGATACCGCCTATGTGTGCCGGAACCCGCAATGTGCCCGGTACGACCGGCGGCTCAGAAAAAAGAAGGATGCTCCGGCGGCGGACGACGCGGCCAAAGCGTGAGGCGGCCCTCCGGGGCCGCGGTGGGTGGTTTCGCACGCCGCCCGGAGCCAGACAGATTTTCCTCCTGTCTTACTACCGGACGCCCTGCCGAGAGGCGGGGCATCCACCGCAGCCCCGGAGCTGCACAGACGACATTTCGCCGGCGGGACGGCGGGAAAAACCCGAATACGGCGAAAGGAGGGCATGAGGTATGGAGAAAAAGAAGGGCTACATCGGCAGTATTGCCAACGTAGGCAGCCAGCGCGTGGAAGCGCCCGCCAAGAAGGCGGCGCCTGCCCAGAAGGGCACCGTGCGCTTTACCGGTAACGACCTTCGGACCGGCACCGGCACCACCAAGGGCAAGCGCAAGTAAGCACGATTTTGTTGCCATCAACAAAATCACCGCCTGCGGGCGGGACATTTCGCTTGGCCCCGGCGGAAAAGGGGCGTATTCGCACCGAACGCGGAAAAATCGGAAAGGAGAACACCATGAACGGATTGACGGAACAGGACTATGCGGAGGCCTTCGGCGTGGAGCTGCCCGATGAGGGCGGCGAGACAGGAGGCACGCAGGAACCTGTGGAAAACGGTACCGGCGGCGCCGGTGAAGAAGGCGCGGCACAGGAGCCGGGCACGGAGGCCCATGAGGACGGCGGAGATCCTGCTGAAGCGGGAGACGGCGCAGCAGCGCCGGGCGCGGAAGCGGGACAGAGCGCCGAGGAGCGCAGCCGGCAGGCCTACGGACGCCGGGCACGGGAGCGCGAGGCGGAACGGCAGGCCCTGACAGCGGCGGCGCAGGCCCGTGTGGACGCGGTGTATGCCGACCTGTTCGCGGGGCAGACGAACCCCTACACCGGCCAGCCCATCCGCACGGAGGCGGACTTCCGGGCCTATCAGGAGGCCAAGGCCAGACAGGAGCGCGAGGAGCAGATGCTCTCCGCCGGCGTGGATCCGGCGGCACTGCAGGGCATGGTGGACGACGCCGTGAAGCCACTGCGGGAGCAGGTGCAGCGCCAGCGCCTGGAGGGCATGAGCGCCGAAGCGCGGAACGTGACCGCCCAGGCACAGGCGGCCATCCGGCAGGGCCTTGAGGCGGTGCGCGTGAAGTACGACGGCAACGTCCAGAGCCTTGAGGACATCGTGGCCATGCCTACCGGAGAAGCCTTCCGCGGCTATGTGGAAAAGGGATTGTCCATCGAGGACGCCTTCTACATGGCCAACCGGGACGCCGTGGACAAGCGGCGCATGGAGGCGGCCAAGCAGGCGGGCATCAAGCAGGCCAGCGGCAAGCGCCACATGGCACCGGTGCCCGGCGCTGCGGGCGAGGCCCCCTATGTGGCCACACCGCGGCAGAGAGAGATGTACCGCGAGATCAATCCCAATGCGACGGACGACGAGATCAATGCCGCATACGGAGAATTCTACAAACAGTGAAGCCCCGACACGGGGCGGGAAAGGAGATAACAAACTATGTTCATGCTTAGCAGAATGCTGGTGGGCAATACGCCCCCCATCGTGTATATGCAGCCCACTGACGGCGAGAGCTACCAGGTGGGCGAGGCGCTGAAGCTGGCCAGCGGCAAGGTAACGCTGTGCAGCGGCGCCGCTGCACCCAGCCATGTGTGCGTGGGCCCCATCGACGACAACGGCGTGGTGCCGTGCGTGGAGGTGCAGAAGTACATGGAGTTCGAGACCACCCTCGGCGTGGCCCCCGCGGACTCCGCGACCGTCGGCGTGGGCGACAAGGTCACCCTGCACACCGACGGTATGCAGGTCACAGCCACCAAGACCAGCGGTGTGGCAGAGGTCACCGGCATCGACGGCCAGACCGTCGGTTCCCGTGTGACGGTGAAGTTCTAAGCGAAGAAAGGAGATACATAACATGAGTGGTTTTCTGACCGTTTCTATCGGTTCCGGGCTGAACGGGACCATCTACGGCGATTGCCAGGTGCCGCTGAAGGCATTTCTGGAGAGCCGGGGCGAGGCGTTCCAGCGTGAGAGCCTGCTGCCCTATCTGTACCGCATGGAAAAGAGCCGCCACTGGGCGGAGCGCTATTCCAGCGAGACCGCTATGGGCGACTTCGAGCCCGTGGGAGAAGGCGGCGATTATCCCAAGACCGGCTTTGAGGACGGCTACTTCCGGGACATCGTGAACATGACCTTCAAGCAGTCCTTCTCTGTGACGCAGGAGCTGGTGGAGGACTGCCTGCTGGGCACCATGAAGCAGCGCGCCAACAAGCTGGTGACCGCCTACGGCCGCACCCGCGAGAAGTTCGGCCGCATCCTGTACGCCGGCGGCCTGTACGGCACCACCGTTTCCTACAAGGGCAAGACCTTCGCCTGCGGCAGCGCCGATGGGCAGGCCCTGTTCTCCAAGACGCACCCCAACAAGGTCAACGGCGCCAAGCAGACCAACCTGTACAAGGGCACCTTCACCAACACCCTGCTGGGCAAGATCGAGACAGAGATGCAGAACATCAAGGGCGACAACGGCGAGCTGCTGGGCGTGGCCCCGGACACCATCTGGATCCCCAACGATGCCGCGCTGAAGGACGCCGTGTTCTCCGCCGTGGGCGCCGACAAGGAGCCCACCTCCGGCAACAACGCCTTCAACTACCAGTTCGGCCGCTGGAACATCATCGTGGATCCCTATCTGACCGCCGCGCTGACCGATCTGGGCAAGAGCAGCGAAAAGCCCTTCTTCCTGCTGGACAGCAAGTTCATTGAGCTGAACGACGGCCCCATCTTCCAGGACCGCGTGCCTCTGGACGTGAAGTCTGTCATCGACAACAACAATGACAACAACGTCTGGCAGGGCCGCGCCCGCTTCGGCGCAGGCTTCGCCGACTGGCGGTTCGTCGCTGTGGGCAATATGTCTACCGGCACCGACCTCACCTAAGAGGAAGGCGGTGGCGGCATGACATGGGGAGATGTGAAGCTGGCTGCACTGCAGACCATGTACTCCAACGAAGGCGCTGTGCTGACGGAGGACGACATCAACCGCGAGTATATCAATGCCATGCCCGCTAAGGCCAACGAGGCGCTACAGCAGATCGCGTCCGTTGGCCGCCCCATCCTCAAGTCGTGGCAGATCGAGGTCGACGCCAACACCGACGAGCCGGCGGTGACGGCGGAGAAGCTGATCCTGCCCAAGACAAAGGACCTTTACAAGATACCCTTGCAGGACTACCTGCCGCGCTTCCGCTGCCTGAACAGCAGCGAGGTCATGTTCGCCGACGGCACCGCCTACGGTACCGCGGAGGACTGGAGCATGGAGGGCGACGACGTGTTCGTCATCCCCGGCTGCGTGGTAGGCACCTACACACTATGGTACAAGGCATACCCGCAGACCGTCACGGCGGACACGCCGGACGAGGAGGAGATCGACCTGGCGGCGGAGGCCGCTGTACTGATCCCGCTGTACATCGCGGCGGAGCTGTACAAGGAGGACGATATCTCCATAGCGACCATACTGCGGAATGAATACGAGGACGGTCTTGTGAAGGTGCAGACGGCTTACGCATCCAGCGGATCGGGCATCCGGTCCGCTGGTGTTCGTAATACGACAGGGTGGTGGTAAGGTATGGCACAATTCACGGTACCGGCGGCAAGCAAGAAGTACAGCATAGTCATTGAGGCGTTCCGGGGCGTGGACCTGAACAACAGCCCCAGCAACGTGGACAAGTCCCGGTCCCCGGAGGCGCCCAACATGATACGCGACCAGGTGGGCAAGGTCCGGAAGCGGACTGGCTACACCACGATGGTGACAGCCTACGGCAACGCGGCCATCAACGGAATCCACCGGCTGAACGGAGAGGTGCTGGTCCACGCCGGCGGGAAGCTGTACCGGCGGAACATCAGTACGGACGGCAAGTGGACGCTGGAGGCCATAGGGGACATGGCGGACGCCAGAAGCCGCAGCTTCGTCTTTGACGAGAAGCTGTATCTGCTGGACGGCAGCGTGTACCGCGTCTATGACGGCACGACGCTCTCGGCGGTGAGCGACAACGCCACGGTGCCGACGATCATCATCTCCCGCCGCCCCACCGGCGGCGGAACGGCCTATCAGGGGCTGAACCTCATCGGAAAGAAGTGGACGGAGAGCTTCCTCGGCACGAAGGATGCCACGGTGTACCAGCTGACCACGGAGGGGCTGGACAGTGATCCTGTGACGGCAGAGGTACTGAACAGCGACGGCGAATGGGTGGCCAAGGTGGAAAACACGGACTTCACCGTGGACAGGCAAGCGGGGAAGGTGACGTTCAACACCGCGCCGGGCGAGAGCCCGGTGACAGGACAGGACAACGTACACATCACCGCCTCCAAGACGCGGGAGGGGTACGCGGACACCATCAACCACTGCACCATTCCGGCGGTGTACGGCGTGGGCGGCGCCACGGACCGGGCGTTCCTCAGCGGGAACAGCGACAAGAAGGGGACGGACTTCTACAGCGAGTTCGACGATCCGGCCTTTTTCCCGGACACCAACTACACCAAGATCGCCCGCGACGGCGGCGAGGTGGTGGGCTACACCGTGCTCAGCAACACGCTGGCGGCGTTCCTCACCGGCAGCGCCGACGGCCGGAACGTGGTGGTGCGTACCGGCTCGCTGAACGAGGACGGCGAGGCGGTGTTCCGCATCACCAACACCATCATCGGACAGGACGCGGTGGCGCCGGACACCTTCTGCCGGACGGACAAGGAGCCGCTGTTCCTGACGGACCGCGGCGTGTTCGCCATCACGGCGGAGGAGCTGACCGGCGAGAAGTACAGCCAGGAGCGCAGCTACTACATCGGCAGCGCCATCCGCGAGGCGGGGGACCGCGGAGCGGCCAGCGCGTGCATCTACGGCGACTTCTACGCCATGGCGCTGGACGGCACGGTGTATCTGCTGGACCTGCAGCAGAAGACCTACGAGAAAAACAGCCCCTACAGCAGCTTTCAGTATGAGTGCTACTACTTCCCTGGCATCCCGGCCCGCGTCATGTTCACGGACGAGGACGGCGCGCTGTGCTTCGGCACGGCGGACGGGAAGCTGTGCCGGTTTGCTTCGGATCCGGACAGCCCGGCCAGCTACAACGATGACGGCGCGGCCATCACGGCGTACTGGGACACGGCGGACTTCGACGGCAACCTGTTCTTTCAGACAAAGTCGTTCACAGGCGTGGCCGCTCGGCTGGCAGCGGCACCTGTTACCGGCGTGAAGATCTACGCGCTGGTGCGGGGTATCTGGAAGCAGGTGTACGACGCCAAGAGCAAGGCCCGGTATCTGAGCTTCGAGTACATCGACTTCGGAAAGTTCACCTTCAGCGGAGATCAGACGCCGCGCACGCTGTACGGCAAGGTGAAGCTGAAAAAGGTGGACAAGGTGCGGTTCCGCCTGCGGAACGACGAGGTGAACGAGCCCTTCGGCCTGTACGCCTTCGGCGTGCAGTACAAGGAGCCGGGCACCAACTACAGGAGATAAGGCGGTGAATACATGGGACTGAGCGATTTCAAGATCACGGATGCCGACATTACCAGTAAGGGCGTACAGGCATCCCCGGACCAACTCAGCGGGACGGCTGAGGACAACAAAAAGGTCTTTGACCGGCTCACCTCCGGGCCGGTGAGGGACGGGCACAACAAGCTCATCGACGCGCTGGTCGCGCTGGGCGTGGAGCAGCTCATCCAGTACGGCAGCGAGAACATCAAGTATATCCGGCTGAACACGGACGAGCATATCGAGGTATCCTCGGACGGCGTGACGTGGACGGAGGTGGCCTCGTCCGGGCACCTGATCTACGACGCGGCGGGGCGGCAGATGCCGCAGCGGAGCCGGTTGAAGTTCGGCGGGGCAAGCGTGGTGACGGACGACGGCACCTACACCATCGTATCCGGCGTGAAGGGCGACAAGGGCGAAACCGGCGCGAAGGGCGACAAGGGCGAGAAGGGCGATACCGGCGACCAGGGACCGCAGGGCGCGGCATGGTATCCGGCGGTGGACGGCCTGGGCAACCTGACGTTCGTACTGAGCGAAACGGCCACGCCGCCGCCCGCCTACAACATCCGCGGCCCACAGGGCCCCCAGGGCGTGCAGGGTTTGCAGGGTGCCGCGGGCGCCACCGGCCCCCAGGGCATCCAGGGCCCCCGCGGTTTGCAGGGCGCCAAGGGTGAAAAGGGCGCCACCGGCGCCACAGGTGCCACCGGCCCTGCCGGTCCTGCCGGCGCGCAGGGCGCACAGGGCATACAGGGTAAGCAGGGCGAGACAGGCCCCAAGGGTGCGACCGGTGCCACCGGCCCCGCAGGCCCCACCGGGCCGCAGGGCCAGAAGGGCGATCCCGGCGAGGACGGCAAGTCCTTTACCATCCAGGACATCTACCCGACGCTGGCGGCGCTGAAGCAGGCGTTCCCCGCCGGCAACGAGTACGCCTACCAGGTGACGGCGGAGGACGATGAGATCTTTATATGGTCTGAGCTGGCCACGGACTGGGTGAGCCTCGGCAAGCTGCAGGGCCCGCAGGGACCACAAGGCCCCACGGGCGCCACCGGCGCACAGGGGCCCAAGGGAGACACCGGCGCACAGGGACCGCAGGGCGTGCAGGGTATCCAGGGCGAAAAGGGCGAGCAGGGCGCTACCGGCGCCACAGGCCCCACCGGCCCTACCGGCCCGGAGGGACCGGAAGGCCCCCAGGGCCCCCAGGGCGAGACCGGCCCCCAGGGCGAGCAGGGCATCCAGGGCCCCCAGGGCGAGGCAGGCGAGAGCGCCTACACCGCCGCCAGCAAGGGCGGCTACACCGGCACGGAAACGCAGTTCAACAGCGACCTGGCCAAGATCGGGAATAAGGCGGACAAGACGGTGCCCGCAGCGGCGGGCAACCTGGCCGCGCTGGACGCGGAGGGCAATCTGGCCGACAGCGGCAAGAAGCCCGCTGACTTTCAGGCCAAGGTGACGGCCAGCGGACTGCTGAAGGGCGACGGCGCCGGCGGTGTGAGCGCGGCGGCGGCAGGCACGGACTATTCCGGCCCCAAGGCCACGGTGACGGCCACGCTGCTGGCGTCCGGCTGGACGGGCAGCGAAGCGCCATTTGTGTACACGCTGGCCATCGCCGGGGTGACGGCCACCAGTTACCAGGAGCTGCTGCCGGCGGTGAACATCACGGCGGAGCAGCTGAAGGCATTGCAGGCGGCCAACATCACGGACGGCGGACAGGCGGCGGGCAGCATGACACTGAAGGCCTACGGCAAGGTGCCCACCGTGGACATCCCCATCCGTGTCATCAAGGAGGGAGAGTAAAGAAATGCCTACTATCATTCGATTTGGCGGCGGCGCCGGGGACGGCGCGCAGAAGCTGGTGGTGAACGTGGACAGCGGCGCCACAGTGACTGCCAAAAAGGGCAGCGTGGCGGTGAGCGCCGTCAGCGAGAACGGCCAGGCGGTGCTGGAGCTGGACGAGGCGGGCACCTACACGGTGAGCGCCAGCAAAGATGGCACCACCACACCGGACGTGAAGACGGCCACGGTGCCGCAGGAGCTCACCCTCAGCTTCGTGGCGGCAGAGCTGAACACCAACAGCTGGGAGATGATCAAGGCGGTATCGGATGCCGGGCAGGGGGCCAACTACTGGTCCGTGGGCGACACGAAGGACGTGACGCTCTCCGGCAACTGGCAGGACCTCATCATGTCCAATGTGACCGTCAAGGCGTTCATCATCGGCTTTGACCACAACAGCGCCGTGGAGGGAGAGCACCGCATCCACTTCCTTATGGGCAAGATCGGCACCAAGATGGTGGCCTTCTGCGACAACCAGTACGGCCACCAGACCAACGGCGCGTACTTCACCATGAACACCACGGACACCAACTCCGGCGGCTGGGAGGCCTCCCGAATGCGGAAGACGGTGCTGGGCAACAGCAGCACACCGGACAACCCTCTGCAGGGCAGTCTCATGGCGGTGCTGCCGGAGGACCTGTTGGCGGTGATGAAGCAGGTGACGAAGTGGACGCAGAACAGCTCGATATTGTCGGCCACCACGGACTACACGTTCCTCATGGCGGAGTTTGAGATCTTCGGCAAGCGGACGTATGCCAACAGCGCCGAGCAAAGTAAGCAGGCGCAGTACGACTACTTCAAGGCGGGCAACCCCAAGGTGTTCTACAAGCACTCGGCGACCACCACGGCGGTCGGTGCCTGGCTGCGCTCGCCGTATGCCAGCGGCAGCGGCTATTTCTGCTATGTGTACACGTCGGGCGCCGCGTACAACAGCTATGCCAGCTATTCGCTTGGCGTCGCCCCCGGCTTTTGCGCGTGATCGGGCGAAGCCCGTCATCGGAAAGACTATCCCCCGGCGGAAGCCGGGGGGACGAAAGGAGAACGAGCCGAAATGAGCGTACCGGCCTATAAGAGGCAGAAGCCGGATCCGAACAACCCGCGGGATCCGGAGTTCGTGCTGCTGAGCAAGAAGCTGTATGTGGAGGTCATCGACCTGCTCTCGTGCATGAGCGCACGGTACGGCCGCCTGATCGCCGTGCCGACGGCGGAGCTGGCCGGGGAGGTACAGGACTTCGCCGTGAAGGCCAACGACGTGTTCCCCAGCGACGGGCAGAAGCTGGCGCTGCGGCGAGAGTACCTGCTGCGCTGCCACGCTGCGGCCAAGGCGCTGGGCGAGAGAATGGACAAGGTACATGAGGTGCTGCGGTCCAACCCGGAGGGCGCCTTCCGCAACGGCAAGGGCGTTACGCTGGGCGCGGAGGCGGCGCTGAAGAAGCTGCACCGGATGGAAACGGACGTGGGCGCCGACTGCGTGGCGCTGCGTAAGAAGCTGGAGGCGGTGGCCGACAGCGACAAGCGCCGGTATATGGCGCAGTAAAAGAAAAGGAAGTCATAAGACTATGGGTGTGTCTCTGAATAAGTGCCCCGTCGTGTTGAGGGCGGGCGGCGGTCAATGCCTGGCTGCGCTCGCCGAATGCCAGCAACAGCAACAATTTCTGCAATGTGAACACGTCGGGCGCCGCGAACAACAACAATGCCAGCAATTCGCTTGGCGTCGCCCCCGGATTTCGTGCCCCCTCTACGCTTGGAGGGTGAGCAGGTCGAACAGCAACAGGACCTTGCGCGAAAGGAGAGACACTTCCCGCGACGGCGCACGCCGTCCGAAACCGTCTTCCGCACCGCTGCACGGACGCTTGCCGGAACGCCAAGGAACGGCGTTCCGACACACCCGCCGGGACTATGGCGGGCGCTTGCATGGCGGAGAATGTGCCTACCTCCGTTTCATGTGCCGCGGGAGAGCAGAGAACACGCCGGGCGGCACGGCCCGACGCTGCCGGGAGACTACCGTATGACAAGCGCGGAGCGCCGGGAGGCGCGCTATCAACGACGGAAGGCACGGCGGCAGGAGCGCAGGCAGCGGCGCATGGCGGCGCTGGGCACGATAGAGGACATCGCCCGGTTCGACCGGATGTACCAATGCGGAAAGGACTGCTGCCGGGGCGTGCGGTGGAAAACCAGCATACAGGCCTTCGAGGCGGAGCTGTTTATGCGGACGGCGTGGAGCTGCCGCCTGGTGGAAGGCGGTGCATGGCACCCGCAGCGGAAGCCGGTACACTTCACCGTGATGGAACGAGGCAAGGTACGGCCTATCGACGCGCCCCATGTGGACGACAGGCAGGTGCAGAAGGCACACAGCCGGTTTGTCCTCGCGCCGTGCTACGGCCCCGCCATGATCTACGACAACGGGGCCAGTCAGCAGGGCAAGGGCCTGGAGTTCGCCTACCGGCGGCTGAAAAGGGCGCTGATGCGGCACTACCGCCGCTATGGCCGGGAGGGCAGCGTGATCCTGTGCGACCTCAAGGAGTTCTTTCCCTCGGCGCCGCGCCGGGCACTGCTGGACCGCCACCGGCGGTATATGCCGGAGGGGCCCATCCGGGCACTGGCGGACGAGATGGTGCTGACGGCACCGGAGACTGAGCCGGGCCGGGGTATGCCGCTGGGCATGGAGCAGAGCCAGCAGGAGATGGTGGCCCTGCCGTCGGCGGTGGACAACTGGCTGCGGTGCCAGATGCACCTGGAGGCGCAGCACTACATGGACGACTATGTGATCCTGGTACCGCCGGGCGTGGACGCGGCGGCGGTGCTGGAGGCGTTCATCGCACGGTGCGAGGCGCTGGGGCTGCGTGTAAACCGCAGGAAGTGCCGCTATGCGCCGCTGCGGCGGCCCTTCCGTTACTGCAAGACGAAGTTCCATGTGACGGAGTCCGGGCGGGTGGTGACGCACCGCACCGGGGACGCACAGAGGCGCTGCCGGCGGAAAATGCGCCTGCTGGCCGCCAGGGGCGACTGGGAGGGCGTAAGGGCGCAGATCGTGAGCGCCAAGGGCTACTACAAGAGACACAACGACAACGGACGCTTGACAGCGCTGCGGGCGCTGCACAGCGCACTGCGAAAGGAGAGGGCAGCATGAGGTATGTATGTCACAGACGTGCGCGGTTCGAGGGCATATCCGGCAGGGTGAACATCCCCTACGGCGCCGCGCTGGAGAGGCGGGGCGACTTCCTGTACTACCAGGGGCGGCAGCTCTGCGCGGCCGGGAGCCAGCGGGCCCATGAGCATTTCAAGCGGGACGACGATGGGCAGGGCCTGCGGCGCGGGGCGCTGACGGAGGCCATCTGCAAGACGCTGGAGCGCCGGGACGCCGGACACCAGGCCCGATGGGACCGGGTGTGGGCGGACAAGCTGTGCGGGAAGTACCGGCACCCGGACCACGAGGACCACTTCCTCTGGGGCAACGCCTTCTTTGAGGCACCCGTCGCAGATCTGAACTACATCGCCGCGCTGGTGGGCGCGGGAAAGGAGCGTTAGACCATGTATGTATTCAAGAGGGACGGCCAGGAGGTGGCCGCGCAGGAATGGCCGGTATGGGTACAGCTGCAGGAAAACGGCTGCTACGGCCTCTGTAATGCCGCTGACGCGCAGGGCGTCGTGCTGGGCGGGGTGGTATACTCCCTGAGCAACCGGACACCCGTGGAGGGCACGGAGGAAGTCGTAGCAGAAGTCGTGGAGAGTGTGCCGTACCTGCGAGAGAAGGTAGACACACTGGAGCGCCGGCTGGCCGTGCAGACGTCAGCCACGGAAGCGGTCTTTGCGGCGCTGGCGGAGGCGGGGACCATCGACCAGGCCACGGCGGGCAAGTACCGGACGATATTCGCCGCGTGGACCAGCGACGCGGACGGCAACGTGTGGGAGCCGCGCGTGTACGGCTGGACGGAGAACGCCGATGGGTGAGCTGGAGGTCATTGAGGCGC